TAACCAAATCGCCGCTAGCGCTACTGGTTTAACCTTAACCAAACTGCGCTCTGCCAGGACTATCTTTAACGCTGCTAATGTACCTAAGGCTCTGCCTAAGTACATCGCTTGTACAGCTGCACAGATTGAAGATCTGTTAGAGGATACTACTCTTACTAATTCTGATTATGCTGTGGTTAAAGCTTTGGTCAATGGTGAGGTCAATAGCTTCATGGGCTTTACATTTATTGAAGTTAATGGTGAGGTTGATGGAAGCCCGATTATTCCTGTGGACGCTGCGAGTGCTCGTAGAGTGCTAGCATGGGCCGAGGATGGATTGCTGCTTGGTGTTGGTAAAGATGTTGAAACAGATATTCAGCAAAGAATCGACAAGAATTACAGCTACCAGATCTATAACAAGATGTGGATTGGCGCCATGAGAACTTCTGAAAAGAAGATTGTCGAAATTCTATGTGCCGAATAAATAAAAAAACAGGAGGTCATAGATAAATGGCTACAGTTTATGGAGTAAATAAAACTAAAAACCTTGCGCCGTCGCATCAGAATGTTATTGATCCTTCGGAACAAGGTGCCCGCGTAAGATGGATTACTGATTCTTATGAGGCTGCCGGCGTTGCTAAAGGTAGCTCTATTGTGTTGGGTGGAAAGATACCTCAGGGTGCACAGATCCTTCCAGAATCTAAAATCTATCACGATGCTCTTGGTTCTAACAGTGCAATCGCTGTTGGTACCACTGAGTTTGGTGTTGAGCTAAGTGCCTCAGAAGCTACAACTTCTGCTGGTACTGTAGAGTTGGGCGCAGATGTTGATAGCTTCGGTACTAAAGAAACCGGCGCTGTTGAGATTTGGGTAACCTCTTCTGGTTCAGGTGCCTTAACTGGTACTTTGAGATTAGATCTGTATTACGCAATGGCGTAAAATTAATGGGGGGCTTCGGCCCCCCTAAACAAAGGAGTATGTTATGGCTTCAAAAGTCGGAATGTGTAATGCTGCGTTAAACAAAATAGGCGCTAATGAAATACTCTCTTTGACGGAGGATAGTCCTGAGGCTCGTAAGTGTAATGCCAGGTTTCAAGATCTGCTTGATGCTTTACTACAGGCACACCCTTGGAATTTTGCAGTAGAAAGAGTTACACTGACAGCATCTGCGACAGCACCTAATCATGAATATTCATATAAGTTTTTACTACCTACTCGACCGTACTGCTTACAGGTATTAAGAGTGTATGGTGATTATGAATATAAGATAGAAGGTAGGTATTTGTATACTAACTATTCTGACATTAATATAAAATATATTAAGAGAGTATCTGATGTTAACGAACTATCACCTTTATTTAGAGAAGCATTTAGTTTATATCTTGGTTCTGAACTTGCTTTTCCTATAGCTGGTTCTAACGCACTGAAGCAAAGTTTAGCTGCAGAGTTTACAGCTTTACTAAAACTTGCTCGCGGTAGAGATTCTCAGGAGGATACATCTGACCAGTTCTTGGATGGAACCTGGATTACTAATAGAGGTATAGCACGCAGCAGATATGTCGTAAGTTAAGGGGAGCTAACTATGGGTAGATACAGTCCTTTATACTCAAGCTGGACATCTGGAGAGCTTTCACCTCGACTGAGAGGTAGAGCTGATCTGGAAAAACATTACTTTCAAGGAGCCGAAGAACTAACTAATATTCTGGTGTGGCCTCATGGAGGTATAGATAAACGACCTGGAACATACTATGTGTCCACAGCAACAGAACCTGATACAGCAACACGGGTAATACCGTTTGAATATAGCACAACTCAAGCTTATATAATTGAGTTGGGTGAATACAAAATGCGTTTTTATATGGAAGGTGGTATTATAACCACAAGCGGCACAACTCCATACGAGATAGTATCTCCGTATGCAGCCGCCGACCTGTTTGACATACGATATGTGCAATCAGCTGATGTTATGTATCTTGTCCATGGTTCTTACGCTCCCCAAAAACTTACTAGAACTGGGCACACCGCCTGGACACTGACCGAAGTTGAGTTTGAAAACGGTCCCTTCCTTGATATAAACACCACAGCAATCACCGTCACACCGTCAGCAGCAACTGGAACTACAGTACTTACAGCAAGTTCATCAATTTTCGATGCACAGCATGTAGGAGCATTGTGGAGGTTTGAGGGCAATGTAACTAAATCTGCATCAATCACAGCAGAAAATCAATGGACTACGGCATTACAGGCAGATGCAGGAGAAACCATTATTATACAACTAAATGGTTCATGGACAGCTACAGCTACTCTACAAAGATCATTTGATGAAGGTGCTACTTGGTTGGATTATCAATCATGGACTACAAATGTTTCATTGAACTATGTTGAATCACAAGATGGTGTGTTCTATCGACTTGGTATAAAAACTGGTAATTTTACTTCAGGCACATGTGAAGCTAACATTATCAAACAAGATGAGTGGGGCTATGTCAAGATAACTGATTTTACTAGTGATACTACCGTAACAGGAACTGTAGAAAGAGATCTGCCTGATTCAGTGTTAAGTGGTACTATTGATTGGTCAGAGGGATCTTGGTCAGATCTTAATGGTTGGCCTGAGACTACTACATTCTACGAACAGCGATTAATGTTAGCTGGAAGTTTCTTACGGCCACAAACTATATGGGCCAGTAAGGTAGATGACTATGAAGACTTTAATGCTGGTACTGGATTAGATGACGAATCATATACCTATACTATAGCATCACAAGATGTTAACGCCATTAGATGGATGGTTGATACTGATGTACTTCGTATTGGAACTATAGGTGGTGAGCATAAATTTGGTTTTAGAGATTCAGCTACTACACCTACTAATGTTGACACAAAGAGATTTGGTTCCGTCGGCTCAGCTAAACTATCTGCTGTGTTGATTGGTAATACAGTAATGTTTATACAGAGAGGCGGTAAGAAAGTAAGAGGTATGATATACGACTTACAACAGGAATCATACCTAACTCCTGAGATTAGTATTAGAGCAGAACATATGTTGAGAGAGGGCGGTGGAGTAGTTGATTTAGCATTTGCCCAATTACCCGATCCAATTATCTGGTTAGTAACTAATAATGGTACATTAGTATCATGTACTTATGACCAAATGAATGGGGTAACGGCTTTCGCAGAACACGAAACTCAGGGATGGTTTGAAAGTGTGGCTACAATACCTGGATTAGAAAGAGATGAGGTATGGGTAGTAGTAAGGCGTAATATAGATGGTACTGATACAAGGTACATCGAGCAGTTTCAAACTACACAATGGGAAAGTGGAACAGATGCTATACTAATGGATTCTACTATTACTTATGCTAATGTATCTGGAACAACTACTTTATCTGGATTAGAACACCTTGAGAATGAAGAGGTTGTGGTTATTACCGATGGCTCTACACATCCAAGTCAAACTGTGGATGGTGGTACTATAGATCTAAACTGGAGTGCTGATACAGTACATGTAGGATTAGGTTATACTTCTACTGCTACTACTATGCCACTTATCCCGCCGGTAGAAGCTGGTACTTCTATGGGTAAGAGAAAGAAAGTATTCAAAACATCAATAAATTTCTACAAGACATCATACTGCAAGATAGGCACGCCAGGTGGTAAAATGGATATTGTGCCGTTTAGATCATCAGCAGATGAAATGAATCAGAGGATACCATTATTCACTGGTTCGATAGAGCAAACCTTTTCGGCTGGTTTTGCTAAAGATTTACAAATAACACTCGTAAGTGATCTACCTGTTCCTTTCTCAGTTATTGGGTTAGGACCAACAATGTTCACTTCGCCTGTATAAGGAGATAACAATGGCATTCGATTGGGGTAATGTTGGTAAAATTTTTGAGGCTGTAGGACCAGCTATAAGTTATTTTGCTGGAGATAAAGCAGCCGATGCTGCTAAGGATCAAGCAAGCGATCAAGCAGATGAGGTCGAAAGAGCTGCTCAAGCTAATGCTGAGATATCCTATAGAGATGCTGAGACAGCAAGAAGGATTGGTATGAATGCTATGTTTGAAAAGAACGCTGAAGCAGGACTGATGTATAAACAAATGCAAAAGCTTCTATCAACACAGCTAACTCGTTTTGCTAAATCAGGAGTAGCGCCAAGTAGTGGATCACCTGTTACAGTTATGGAGCGTACTACTATAGATATAGGTAGAGATATTCAGAATATAAAGTATCAGGGGCAAACAGCTAAAGCAAGAGGTGCTGATTTAGAAGCTAGATATAAATTATTAGCTAAAGCAGGTTTAAGGGATGCGGCAGCTACAGCTTCTATGATAGAGGAAGCTGGTGATGACAGAGCTACAGCAATTATGTGGAACACTTGGAGTAATACAGCCAAACAAATACATACAGTTGGTGAAGAGTATAATTGGTTCTAATAGGGGATAAACATGAAAATACCAGTTTATGATAGAGAAAGAATAGCGAGTGGAGAATCACAAGTATTCTCTTTGCCTGGAGAAAAAAGAGGTGCTCTTACTATACCCGGCACTAAAATAGAAGCCGAGCTTAGTAGGCAGGAGTATAGTAATACTCTATTTGATATAGGCACTAAGATAGAGGCTGCGCGTGACGCAGAAGCACTGGCTGAGGCAAAGGTCCAAACCTACGAAAAGTTCACTGCGCTGCATGAGGAGTTCAAGGATCCTGGTTTCATCAAGGGAACCAAGCCGGAGGACTATAAAGCATACTATGAGAAACGCTCAAAAGAAATAGAAAATGATATCTACGCCCAGTTCAAAGGGCGACCTAAAACCAGAGACGCACTTGGGTTGCATCTTAATGAAGTTACCAGGTCAGAAGCAGTTAAAACAAACGCCTTATCCAGAGCCAGGGTCATAGAAGATTTGACTTATAGTTATGTCACTAGAATGGATGAAGGAATTGAGCGAGCTTCTGTAGAATATAATAAAGGTAACATAGCCGGTGCTACCAGAATCATCGGTGATTTACAAACAGATATACACGGTGCTGTAGCAAGTCAGTTGATTTCTGCTAATCAGGGTAAGGTAGATATGAGAACCTTACAGCTTAAGTACAATGAAGCTATACAACTATCTGACATAAACACTGCATATAACAAGGGGTTAAAGTACAAAACCTCTAAATACTTAGATGAACTAATAGAAGGTAGATACTCTAAACCAACAACAGAAGACACCATGACTGAGCCAATGAGAATTAAGTATAAGATTATGGCTGAGCGTTTTCAGCGTGGTTTGAAGAATGAGTTAGCTTCTACTAACTATCTTGCTAAAGAACAATTACAGAACCTAATGGATGATCAAAGGTCCGACACTCGTAAGTTTGGTGGTGGAGATCCTAAAAGAAATGATAAAATTGATGCTAAGATAGCAGAGATATGGCCTGATGATCCTGATAAAGCTGCTGCTATTAAGTATGTACATGAGAATAATTTGCTGGGGGATAGAGCTGCTTATAGCGGTACAAGTACTGGTAGAGAAACTCCTCTTGGTCAAGAACCACAAAACCCAGGCCTACGGCCTGAACTAAGAGAAACTTATGAGAAAGCATTTACTGCTGAACAAGCAAGAAAAGCTGTTGCCTTTGGTGAGCAGGGTGATCCTGCTGGTTATGTATCAGAAACTAAGGTAATGAAGAAAGCTGCTAAGAATCTCGGTGCTATAATGAATAACCCTGCAATAAATGAGGAAGGCAAAGCTGGAGCACATAGAGAATATGTAGAGAAGTTAGTTGCTGAGGAAAAACGACAGGGTGTACCTGTTGATAATATAAGGGCTATGCCTAAATCAAACGCTAAGAATACTGCAGCAAAACTAAATATGGGAGATTCACAACAGAAGATGAATGCACTTGATTTATTAGAGATGACCTATGGTTCTAATTATGACAAGGCTTATAATGATCTTGTTCGTGAAGGACTTAATAAGAATTTAAAATTGGCTGCTGCAATGGTGAATGTTGAAACTGCTGGAGAGATGGGCGGGAAAGCCGGCGCTGATATGGCACAACAAATCCGCAGAGATCTAATTGATGCCGCTGATATTGATGAGAATAAGTTTCAAGATAAGTTTGATTACACTAAGAAAGATGCTACCACTAGAATTAATAGAGATTTAGCTAGATATCCTAACATAACTCGTTTCGAGAATACAGTTATGAGGCAGGGCGCAACAAAAGAGAATGTAAATACAACCGGCGGTATGAGAGAAGTGACATCAGAGTTGGCTATGTTATATATGTACAGAGATAATTCTACACCATCAGAGGCGGCTGAGAAAGCAGCAAAGAATGTTTATGATACTTTATATAATTATATAGGTGGTTATAGAGTACCTAAGAGATACAACGCTTCTTTTGTAGATCTTCGTGCTACCAACTTAGTTAAAGAACTTAAAG